GAACTTCTTTTAAAAGTATTTGGTACTGAGCCAGAACTTTTCGTCCTTTTGAAATATTATTCGACTCTGTGTACAAGTTTTCAAAAGTTGAAATCATATGAGGAACCATGACGCTGCACAACTGAGCCAGGTATTCCTTCTTGGCTTCCACGAGAACTGTGAGACCGTCCATTTAATGAGTGCATTTAAAAAAAGTACTTCACAACTACGCAGAGTACCTTTTTGCCGCCTTTTTCAAATTTATAAGCGAAGGAAATTGTTCCTCTGAGAAAGATGGTGGGGTTGGATCATACACTGGTACTTGAGGAACTTGTTTTCGTTCTCGCTGCGTGTACCACGAAACATTGAATACTATTGGTGAAATGGGCTCAACCTGGAACCCGCTGAGTTCGAGCTGGCGTTTGAGGTACACCCCCGCCTTTTCCACGTCATAACTTGGGTACCCCAACAAAAAACTCGGCACCTGTAATATAGTCTGTTTTTGACTCGCATCGACTGAAACTTGAATCTTCCGTGAAAATTGTTCGAAAATCTTCTTGTAAATTTCCTTTTTAATCTGACGCTTTGACTCTTCAATCTTTTTAATCTTGGCGATGTTAATCATTACTTTTACGTATTATTTAAGGCGGATTGTAAATCCGCAATTGTTGGTAGTGTTGTTGTCCCTTCAATCTCTGAACCAGACACGAATGTATCAAATGCATCCATCTGATCAACAGTTGTGTTATTCTGTAGTGTCAGACTTGTAACCGTCTCTGGCTCACCTGAAGAACCCTTTTCAACGGTTGATGCAACGCTAATACCATATGGGTATCCCGTCAATACACTGAACAAGAATACTCCAGAGTAGGTATTTCCTGAGAGTGTGATATTTGTTGTTTCAATGCAGTAGGAACACTGTTGAATTTGTTCACTCAGAGCTTTTTGCGTGAGACGGATTACTTTGTCAAGTTCATTCGGAGTTACCACTGTTATGGTGGAGGCTGTGTAACTTGGGTCGGGTGTATAGTACTCAGCTGAGGTTGCCGTCTGTTCCTGGATTTTAGGTGGAGATGTCATCAAGATATAAACAACCGCGACAAGTAACACAAGTAACAAAAGAGTTTTTGAACTCATCTTTACTTAATGCGTTTAAAAAAAAATAAGAAAATTACTGTGTTATAATATATGGCTGCTCTTCTTGTGTACAGTCCAAAGTGCCGACACTCTATTGAAATATTACAATTTTTAGACACTGTACCCCAGCTCAAACAAATGATACATTTACATGATGTGAATCGCCTCGGAGTACCTCCTCAATACGCACGAGAAATTAACAGAGTTCCCACAATGTTGACCAAGGATCGAAAGATTTTGGTTGGGAATGAAATAAAATCGTGGCTTGACTCGCTTTTGCCAGCCAAGTTTACAACCTGCGACCTGTTTTCGTGTAAAAGTTTTGGCGCGGGACTCGCATCACTTGATGGTTCAGAAGGAGGTGATGACAGTATGTTTTCACTCGAAAATTATGGACAAACACTCCAGCCTGCAATGACCAAGGAACTTCAGGACAAGATTAATAAACCAGTCACGGGTGGAAATACATATAGTTAAAAGTTTCGACTTCAACAATTGTAATGAAGTTCAAGACTATTCAGGCTTCTGCTATTAAATCAGCGTTCGAAGTTCTCAAAGATATTCTGAATGATGTCAACTTGTACTTTACACCAAAAGGTGTTCAGATTCTCACACTTGACACAGCGCGAGTGGCTCTGATTGATATGTTTCTCGATGCTGGAAACTTTGAAGAGTACTTTTGCGAGGCAAACATGGTGGCTGGGGTCAACGTTACCAACATGTACAAGTTGCTCAAATTTATATCGAACAATGATACGCTGACTCTTGAGATTAACTCGAGGGACTATCTCGACCTGCGTATTGAAAACACAATCAAGAGGACCGACACGCGTTTCAAGTTGAAATTGCTCGATATTAACGAAGATCAGATTGAAGTTCCCGATATTACAATGGCGGTTGCAACAACTATGCCCTCGATTGACTTTCAGAGAATCTGCCGAGATATGAGCAACTTGTCGAGCGACCTCGAGATTGTACGCGAAAATCAAAAGTTTATCATCAAGTGCCAGGGTGATTTTGCAAACCAGGAAACCATTATAGAGTGCATAGATGATACATTTGAGGGAACACTGGGTGGAAGATATTCTCTCAAGTATCTAAACTTGTTTACAAAGGCGACTGGAATGTGTTCATCGGTACAAGTCATGCAAGAGGAGGATAACCGATTTCTTGTTTTAAAGTACAACGTTGCTAATCTTGGTGATCTGAAGTTTTACTTGGCGACCAAAGTGTCTGATGATTAATCTCATCCTTGGTTGTATCGTACTCAACTGTTACACCAAGGATACTTGTCAACCGTAACTTGGGATACTCAACTTCATAAATGTCTCGTAATAGAATAGTTTCGCCGTGAAAATCACCGTTGGGACCTGCATAACTTTTTACATGACTTGTAACATTATACACGGGTACGTTATTCGAGTCAAGTAATATAGCCTCTTTAATGGGAATGCTAAATGATACTCCATTTTTAATAGGTGGAAACTTGTGATTTGGATTTCGGGTTAGGTACACGTACGAGATGTGATTGAAGAGGTACTTTATACGAAACACAAACTCTGTAACCTCGGAAGACTTTTCATCAAGTAACTTTTTGTGTCCAATTGATCGATACTCATCTGTAATATCCTCAGATGTTGAGACATCATTTCGTATGTAGAGTATCTCCGCCTTTTGGATATAGTAATCTCGGTACCTGAAATAGTTTATAACTTGTTTGATGTATTCAACACATGAAATAAAAAAATCAAAAATTATTTTTACATACTTTTCAGAAAGCATATTAAAAATAAAGATGTCTCTTATCTTTAATATGGATGGAAGTTTTCTCGGTCGATACGAGACAAAAATAAAAGAGTGGGAGACCCTGATAAAGAGTAACCCTGAGAACAAAAAACAATACAGAGATGAAATGTTTGATTACATGGCTGCCTGCATTCCCTACTTGCAAAAACTTTCATGTGAAACACCAAGTGATAAACACACTATTGATACTATTTTTAGTACAACATCAAAAAAGGGTATTCAGAGAAAAGAAATTTATCATGATTACCTTCGAAATGTTGAAAAGTTTACTGGTGTCATAGAAAATGAAGCAGAACAAAAACAACAAACATTTCACAAGTGCGAGCGCTGTGGAGCCTCAAACATAATGTACTTGTCAACATGTGAAACAGTCTGCGGAGACTGTGGGTGCACAATTTTGTTACTTGGAGATGAACTTTCATACAAGGATGAACAAGAAATTGAAAAAGTAGTTAATTATTCCTACAAAAGGGACAATCATTTCAACGAGTGGTTACTACAGTTTCAAGCGCAAGAAACAACACATATACCCGGTGAAGTGATTGAGCAACTCAGATCAGAGTTTAAAAAACAAAAAATTAAGAATGTTTCAGATATAACACATGCAAAAGTTAGATCACTCTTGAAAAAACTGCGATTAAACAAATATTATGAACACGTACCTTATATCTCAAACATTCTCAATGGAATGCAGCCACCTAAAATGACACAAAAACTCGAGGATCGTTTGCGAATGATGTTCAGAGATATTCAAGAACCATTCAACAAACATTGCCCCGAATCGCGAAAGAATTTCCTGAGTTATTCATATGTTCTCTACAAATTTTGTGAATTACTAGGAGAAGATGAGTACTTACCTTGTTTTCCGTTACTGAAATCCAAAGAGAAGCTGTATCAGCAAGATGTCATATGGAAACAAATTTGCAAAGAGTTACACTGGGAATATATTTCAACTATTTAGAATTTATTTTTTGGGCTTGAAAGGAAACCACTTCTTCTCATAAGCGACACCTCCATAACCCAAGAGTGCAAGAATGAACAGAATAAGAAAGATAATAAGAGCGTCCATTTTAATAGTATCATATATTTTATTTTAAAGTATAACAATCTGTACCAGATGCTGGTGCTGTTTGAATTGGAGGCACATCATACAAGTTGCACTGTTGATCTCCTGCATAATCAAACCCATAACATCCCGATTGTGTATCACACCAGCTTTGACACGCTGAAACGTCACTGACCCTATCCTGATTAAAAGGATCCTTTGAATTACACTTTCCAAATGTTCTTGTGTACTTTCTTTCTTTGGGACTTTCAGAACGTTTCACACAAGTTCCTGTATCAAGTGTGTATCCTGATGAACATGTATTTGCAATACAATTTCCTGATACCCAATCCCATGTTTTGATATGGAGAGTCTTGTCTTCTTTTTGATCTCGACACTTTTTGGGTATCCACCACTTTTCATACAGTATCGCAAACAGTATGAGAACTAAAAGTGCAATTCCAAAAAATATCCATTCCCACATATTATACTTTAATACCAAATTTTTTGTATAGTATTCTTTTTGCGCCTTCATGTGTCGGACTCGACCATGAAAGCCACCGAGACCAAAACCCAGCCGTCTTGACGCCTTTGATTGTCCACGTCTCACCCATTTTACCGTGTCTCCTTAGATAGAGACGCATTCGAGCAGGATCTTTATGAACAGTGTAATCAGAGAATCCTTTGAGACCAAAGTCCACATGTGATCCATTTTCAAATATAACGCGCCATTTCTTTGCAGGTTTGGGGCTCTTAATTAATTTCACCTTCATTTATTATGTACCAAGTTTATTTAGATGCTGGTTTTTGGTAACATTTATAAGCTGGATCAGCGGCAGTTGGTGCACCGAGTGGTGAAGTCGTGAATGTATCACATCCGGATAAACCGTTCCAGTCGTATCCAGTGCATCCATTGCAAGCCTGCTCACAACCAAGCTGAGTTAATATACCAGTGGGCGACGATGCAGCAGTTCCTCCACACTTGCCACTTATCGACTCAGGTCCTTGTAATTCTGTGTATGTTGGACCAGCAGCTTGGTAACGTTTGCAAACACCTGATGCGTCTGGTTTACCACCTTTTAAAGCGTTTCCGTACCCGTCTGAGCAGACATTTGCGACACAGTTGCTATTCTTGGAGTCCCACATAAATGTCTTCACGTGAAGAGTGGTGTCTTCAGCCTGATTGTTGCACTGACGAGGAACCCACAACTTTTTGTAACCAAAGTATCCACCGACACCAAGACCAACAAGTAGAAGAATTATGAGTATTATAGCAGCTGGGTTCATTTTAGAATAAGCTTAGAAATAATTTTAACACCAAATAAAATGGATCCGATTACCCTGGAGTCAATGAAGACTGGTGACAAGTACCACGACTTTTGTATTGATGACGCCATTTTTCATATAAAGAAGGCACAAGAGGCTCTTGAAGAGGGTCTTGCTGATCCAAAAGATTGGTACGAGACTTCAAAGATTACAACAAAGGTTCTTGCAAAGTGTCTCCCATTTATATTGGCTGTTCAAATGCAAGAATCTCGGGCTGTAGACCAGGAGTCAAGCTCTGGGGAAAGTTGATGAGAACCGCCTTGGGTAATCCAGTTAGTTTCAAATAATTTTTTGCTTGTATTTTCGCCGCCTCATTCAACTTTGCAATCGCCTTCAACTCAACAATGACAGTCCCATCAACAATCAAATCGATCCGAAGATTTCCAATCGTGTGACCCTCAAACACAATTGGAACTATTCTCTCAGTCTCATACTGTATTCCTTGTTGTCGTAAGAGGACCTCAAATGCTCGGTGGTACATGCTTTCGCTGTAGCCCGGTCCCAGAGACTCATATATTTTGTTGGCGAGTTCGTTCATGGGTACTCCACGTCTCAAAACTTTAAACGAGTGGTGTCCCATGTGTCAGTCCTAATCTGAGGAACAACACACGTGTACCTTTTACTAATTATCTGAAGAGTTTCATTCGTGTAATCTCGCAAGTTGATTATAATCTCTGTAAAGTTTTCCAAAATGAGTTCCTTGCTTACAAATTGACGAAGAATATCAGTGCCAGTGTGGACCACCATGGTCAAAATATTTCCAATGTCTCGAAGCTTTTCACGCGCCTTTTCATTTTTCTGAAGCGTAAACTTGAAATCTTCCTCTGTAATCTGACTCGTGAGATACTGAACCCGAAGCTCGAGATTATTCTCGTGTGGAATTCGATAATGTAGAACTTCAACACGATCGACATGATTAATAAATCGGTGAAAATCAAAAACAATCTTGTAATTGTTTGGTATAAGAGCTGGTGGATATCTACCGTTA